CCTTTATCTTCTTTTTCCTTTTGGCTCATACCCTTTGTTGGAGGTTGTGCTGCCTTCTTCTTCATACGCTGTGCGAATTGACGATCACTTTCCTCCGCCACACCTTCACTCTTAGGTTTTTGGTGATGCTTTTTCATGTTGATAGCAATGGCAGCCTGTTGTGCTGGATTAGCCGCTTCATTTGCCGCATCTTTGAAGTTTTGTGCAGAAGGCGCACCTTTAGAACCTGGTTTACGCATGTGTTCTCCGGAACCATGTTTGATTCGGTCTTGTTTAGCGTGAATGTTTGCCCATAATCCGGGTTTCTTGCCTTCACTTAGAATTTCGGTGATTTTCATAGTAATTTCCGTAAATAGTTGACTTTATTGCGTAACTGTGTTACACTATATCTATTATTTATCACTTTGGTCTATCTATGCACTCTTTTGACACTACTACTAAACGCATTGGTTTTGCTTGCAAATGGGCAGAACTCAATAAAAAGGGCGAGATTGCCTCTGTAAAGGAACTAACTACAGGTGGCACAACTCACGCATGGGTCAAGCGACAAACTCAAAGTGTTGCAGAGGAAAAAGTGCTTGAGGTCTCAAAACAAAACATTTTGAATACTCATGCTTTAGTTAAAAAAGTTGCAACGCTAGAACCCGCACTGCGTATGGTTCGCATCACATCGGATATGCTACCATTCTATACTATGGATGGTTGGCAGAACTTTTGGCAAGACCGTCAAATGCAAGATAACTTAGAACGTTGGTTCGCACCGATCGGTGAGACTGCACGTGCCAACAATGTGCGACTAAGTTTTCACCCTGACCAATTTGTAGTTTTAGCAAGTGATCGTCCTGAGGTAGTAAATAAGAGTATTGAAGAATTTGAATATCATGTTGACATGGCTCGTTGGATGGGCTATGGTCGTACATTTCAGGATATCAAAATCAATGTACACATCAGTGGTCGTAAAGGTCCACAGGGCATTCGTGATGTGTATGGACGATTATCACCCGAAGCCCGTAACACACTAACACTAGAAAATGAGGAATACACACATGGACTTACAGACTGCTTATCATTATCTGACCTCGTCCCTACGGTCTTGGACATCCATCATCACTCCATTCGGGAAATTGAATATATTAAATCTACTGATGACCGTGTTAAAAAAGTTATTGACAGTTGGCGCGGTGTTCGTCCTACTATACATTACTCTATTAGTAGGGAAGATGTACTTATCAACCATTCCAGATCAATCTTACCCGATATTAGTGCGTTGATTGAATCAGGATATAATAAACAAAAGTTACGGGCCCATAGTGACTATATGTGGTCAGATGCCGCTAACGATTGGGCATATACTCATTGGGATTGGGCCGATGTTATGGTGGAAGCAAAAGCCAAAAACCTAGCTAGTTTTAAACTGTTTGAGTATTGGAAAAGCCTCAATATGAAGTGATGGGTCTTTTTTGATGGATGCGATAAGTGTTTGGCTACATCCTAATATTTTAGAAATTTTTTTAACAGAATATCCTTCTGTGATAAATCTGAATATTTCTATTAACACATTTAGTCTATGCTCGTTTTTAGATTTGATGATAGAAATTTTTCTATCAATGGAACAGGGCAGTTTCTTACCAAACATCCCGTTCCTGTCTCCTTTCTTAGAAAGAGATAAATTTTCTTTCCAAGATGAACTCATTACCCTTCCTGCAAAAGCCCGAGACCATTTTTCTTTTGTTTTGTCCGACGGTTTCCATCCTTCTTTGGTCGGGGGTTTACTTCCTCCTTTATTAGCATTCCAGCCAATATTTCTATTTGGTCGTAGTATTTCTTCTAATAAGTAACATCCTTCTTCGGTACCTTGAAAAATAATAGTTTGAGTTATCTCATGTGTGTGTTTCTGTAATACCCTACCAAAAAATGGATTTTTATCATTATATGTTCTTGAATCATTTAAATGTTCAGAGAGTCTGCGTTTGGGATTGTTAGAAACACCTACATACCCTTCTGAGTTGATATCAATGTGATGCGGCAAATGAATCCAATAGACGGAATGCGTATAAATAATCATGCTGATGCTCCTTATAAACGATTTAGCATTAGAGAGGGTGGGTATTTCCAGTACCGCGATCCTCACTATTATTTATACCGATTTGATTGATTTATGTATTTCGGTGTGTTATTATAAGCTATACGAGAGAGCAAAAGAAAATGGGATTATTTGATAAATTATTCGGTAAGAAAATAGAGCCAGAGATAGAGGCTCCTAAGGTTGTTAAGGAAAAAAAACCTCGTAAACCTAAGGCAAAGAAGGAAGAATCTATATTGTCTGATAAGGAAAAGGCCACCCGTGAAGGCTTACCTTATGTTAATATTTTAAAGATGGAAATTGATCCTTATGATATTAACAGTGGTGCATTTGAACTAGACTTTAATGATAAGTTTGTTTTGAACCTTATCAAATCAGGATATAAAATCCGTGATGATGATACCGATGTTATCATAGTTGATCGCTGGTTTCAGACAGTTTGTCGCAATGTAGCTTTAGAACTATATGAACAACAACAGGCGGATCCAGAGAATCGTCCATTGGCTAATGATATGAGAGTAGTTAGGTCCAGGCCATTAGGTGATGGGAGGACAGAAGTAAGCTAAATTGTTGTAAAAATGCAACATACCAAAATTTGACAATAAATCCATTTCCTGTTACACTATCTACTTCTTGAACAAAAGGATATAATTATGGCAAAGTACTTTTCTGAGACTGAACTCGCTAAGATGGATCAGTTCCGTGAACAAATCTATGCAATCCGAGAAAAAATGTTTGCTGAGTTTGGTGTTGATCCATTAGATACTGATTCATTAAGTTCGTTGGCAATTTACAAAATTGTCAAAAAATATGATGCAGACTTTAATGTTAACTTTGCACGAAATGGTGAAGATGCTAAGTCAAACGGTATCCTAATTGAACAAAAAGCATGCCGTGTTAACCCCAGTCAGTTGACAGCAACAGGTCGCAATCGTACAAATTTCGGTACTGATGCAATGTTTCAATTTCACGCAATGGGTGACTTAAAGCATCCACGATATATTCTTGTTGCCCGCAGTGAAACAGACTTGAGTATCTTGCGTATCTATGATATCAGCAGTGCCGCAAATTGCAAAATAGTTTTAGATCATTTGATCAACGAGAAAAATGCATGGCTTGCAAAAGGTAAAAAGAATGAGCAAGATATGAAGCGTGATGTTATTACCATCAGCGAGAAAATGTTGTTGTCTAATCTTAGCTTCACTTTAAAAACTGAGATTGACGGTTGTAAAGTATTTAAAGATTGTTAATGGCATAAATACGTGGCCGCAACAATTGACATGTTGCGTTTTAGAAAGTATAATACATAGTATGCCAAAAAATTTAATATTCACCGAACAAGATTTTTTAAATCAGTTCAACTTGCCTAACATTAGTTTTCAAGATTTTTGTAGTAAAATCTGTGTGCTAGATGTTATGGATCGTTCAGGGTCATTCGTAGTACGAAGTGACCTTGACACCTTTGTAAACCGTGTAAGTAAAAAAGACGATAGAAAACAAAGGTTAAATCTATATAAACAAAATCTATATAGAATTCTAGTAACAGACGCTAAGGCTACATTGTCATCATGGTTCAAACGCTATGGTGAACTCAAGGAAAATGTTGGCTTTTACTTTGATATCCCATCAGCTAACATTCTAAATAGTGATACTTTTGCCGGTAGAACAAACAGCAAGTATGGTAAGATTTGTAAAAACATTAACTTTGTAAATTTCTATAACACAAAGAAACTTTACATCAACGACAGTGAGTATACTTTTGGATTGATGCGTGTAATGTTTGAGGAATTCAAGGTTCGTAATAGTTTAGTAGGCCCTGCCTTCTTTGACCATATTTGTAAATACGATGGTGATTCAGGTCAGTTTTGGTTAGACTTTATGATAGGTGCCAATCGTGCTAGTATTTTTAATCCAGCAACATACAAAGGTATTTTAGATAATGTGTTCACTGGTGAAACATTGTTTGCTCCTGTAATGGGTTGGAATAGTTATCAAATTGCATTCTACAACAGTAAGTTCAAAAACTTTATTGCAACAGATGTAATTCCTGATGTAGTTGAAAATGGAAAACTATTGCAAGAAGAATACAAAAAACATTGTGATACAAGTATTTTTGAATTACCAGAAAAAAATATTGACTTGTATCTGTGTCCTAGTGAACAACTAGATGCAAGACATGGATTTAGTACTAAGTATGAGAACTCAGTAGATGCAGTATTACTCAGTCCCCCATATTTTGATTTAGAAATCTATCCTAGCGATGATCAAAGCTTTAGTAGTTTCCCTGATTATCAATCATGGTTGAAAGGATATTGGGAAGAAACAGTCAAGTTGGTAGTTAAGGTTATGAAACCAGGTGCCAAGTTTGGTTTTGTGATCAGTAACTATGTAAATAGGCAAAAACAAATGACTACAATTAGTGAAGATATGCGTGATGTTGTATTAAAATATCTACCCTTAGATACACACTATAGGGTACAATGGAGTGCAATATCTGGCACAAGACAAGCAAAGAAAACACGCGGTGGAAATTTTGAAGATTTGTGGTTATTTGTTAAGAATAATGCTTGACAATATTTAAATAACAGCATATAATAGACAACATGACACATACTTACGCCCTCATTGATACTGCAAACACCTTTTTCCGTGCAAGACATGTTGCATCACGCAATGCTACATTGGAAGAGAAGGTAGGCATGGCATTACATCTTACACTTGCATCTGTCAATCAAGCAGTAAAACGATATGGAATTGATCATGTCGTATTCTGTCTCGAAGGTAGGTCGTTTAGGAAGGATATATATGCTCCTTATAAAAGGAACCGTATTGTTGATGCACAATCTGTCACTGAGGCTGAGAAGGAAGAATCAGAGGCATTCTGGGAAGTATACGAAAAATTTACAACTTTCATTAAAGAGAAAACTAATGTATCTGTATTGAGGCATGAGCGTGCCGAGGCTGATGACATGATCGCTAGGTTCATTTCTTTGCATCCTGAAGATGAACATTACATCATCAGCACAGACACGGATTACAATCAGTTGATTACCGACAAGATCAAACAATATAATGGAGTAACTGGTGAATTGTGTACATTGCAAGGTTACTTCAAAGAAAATGGGAAGCCCGTATTAGACAAGGAAAAGAAGCCTAAACTGTTGGAAGATCCTGAATACTTATTATTTAAAAAATTAATAAGGGGAGATTCATCAGATAATGTACATCCTGCATATCCTGGCGCCAGAGAAAAGGGCACTAAGAACAAAGTTGGAATTCGTGAAGCATTTGAGGATCGCAAGGCTAAAGGATTTTCGTGGAACAATCTGATGCTTCAGCGTTGGATCGATCACGATGGCGTTGAGGTCCGTGTCAAGGATGCGTTTGAACGCAACAAGACATTGATTGATTTAAATGCACAACCTCAAGAAATTAAGGATCTAGTTGACCAACGCATTCGTGAAAGTGTCCGTGTGACAACTATTCCCCAAGTTGGACTTCACTTCATGAAATTTTGTGGTAGGTACGAGTTGACAAAAATTAGTGAACAAGCCGAGACATACAGCCGTTGGCTTAACGCACCATATCAAGGTACGCTTCATGTAACATCTTAAACTCGAAAATAATTGAAAAATAACTTAAAGAAAGACTATTATGTATATTACATTAACAAACGCCGCTTCTGCACACAGAGGCAACAAAATTGCATTAAACAGCGAAATGATTGCAACAGTACATGAGGCTACCGTGACCCGTGATGATGGAATACTAGAAAATATTACTTATGTTTTTTGCCCACCGCATGGCACATGGGAAGTCTCTGAAAGCTTGAGTAAAGTTGTTGATATGTTGAACGATAACAAATAAATATCATGCTTTTATATTTTGTGTTTACTGTGATAGGTATTCTGATTGGTTTAAATATCGGTCAATCAGAACATCCAAAAGAATCTTATGATGACTTGCAAAAAGAAATTAATAAGTTAAAATCAGAATTAACAGTATATAAAAATTTAAAAGATAGTTTATTGGATGATTTGAAATATTGGCGCGACAAGGCAAGCAAAAATGTCATTCAAAAATGAAACTTCAAGTATCAAAATTATTAGACGAGGCGAAAAAGGCTTCATGTTATCTGATGGATTGGTAATGGCACCTAGAGCAGGCTTTGAAATAAGTACTAGTACTCCTCGGGAGTATAGACAAATCATCAGTGAATGTATTGATAATGGTTGGCTAAAGCCAGTTGCGTATGTAAAAGATAGTGAATTGTTTTGGGAAGAGTTTTCAAAATGAAATTACTTTGTGATGATTTTAATGAAGTTTATATTTGGGTAGATGACTATGATGAAAACATAGAATTCAGTCCTCATTTTGATTATGAAGAAGATGCGCTATTGTGGAGAGAGCGCATGAAACAAGAATTAATAAAATGAAAAGATTATTTTACGAAAAAGTTGGTCGTAGGTATGTACCAGTAAGTGAATACGATAGTGACTTGTTTAGTGCATTGCCCAAGGGCACCCATATTATTATGAGCCACCCTGGTGGAAACTCAACACGGTATAAGATCAATCCAGCATATGCTCCAATGATTGCCGCAGGGCGTGTAGCAGAAGATGCTATCAGCCGTGCTATTATGAAAGCCACAGAAATTCGTAGGCAACAAAGATACGAATCACAGACTCCATTAACACCCGGACAAAAAGCCGCTTGGGACAAATTAGTGGAAGAGTTTGGACCTGAATCTAAACAACTTGAATGGCCTAGTGTTCGTGAATGCGCCGAAGCAGGTGTAAAGGCTATGGAAGAAGAAGCAATGAAGCTATTAGAAAACCCATCAGTAAAAAAAGCCTACGAGCATTTTTTATTAGTTGTCGAACTAACAAAAGAAAAAAGTACAAATGATTGATTGTTTGATTATAGGTGATTCAATTGCAGTTGGAACTAAAATGTTTCGACCAGAATGTGCAGAATATGCCAAGGTTGGAATTACCAGTGTTGGTTGGAATAAAAAATTTGGTAACAACGATTTATCTGCTGAAACAGTTATTATTAGTTTAGGCACTAATGACTGGCCTTCTATTGATACATATAGTATGTTAATGAACATTCGTTCTAAGATAAAAAGTAATAGTAGAGTATTTTGGATTTTACCAAATAATGAATCTAGACCATTGATCACACATCAAGTACTTGAAGTATCTACTCAATTTAATGACACTGTACTTCCAAATACAAAATGGGAGAAAGATAAAATTCATCCAACAAGCATGGGCTATAAGGAACTTGCGGAGAAAACAAAATGAACAATGTATTGACAGAATTATACAGAGCCAGTAGATCAAAGGAAGCATTAGCTTCCCAAGAAGAATATAATTCTGCTAATGTATTATTGGGTAATGAGGTAGAAAAGTTTGCTCTGTTGATTATTGAAGAATGTTGTGTAGCATTGCATCCAATGTTGCGTGATATGATTAGTCGTACACAGGGTGTAGACATGATAATGAAACATTTTAGTGATGAAGAACAGGATATCAAATGATTGATTTACGATTTACTATCACCAATCCATGGAGCCCTATTTGGAAAATATTAAAATCTAGTCATGGACAGTTGTTCAAAACAAAAGTATGGGAACTTAATATCTACAGAACCAATCAAATTCTAACATTAGAACTTGAATATACAATGCGTGTTAGTCATGCAGGACTTAACTTTATGTTTGGATTATTGGGTTACACCATTCAACTATCTATAACAGATAGTAGACATTGGGATTATGACACAGATAGTTGGAGAAATATATAATGAATTTATCAGAATATTTTAAACTAAACCGTTATCAATCTAAATATGAATTCGGTGACCGTATATTTGGGTATTGGAATAAAATACCTTTTATAGGAACAGTGGGTAATGATACCGTAATTAATGAACTAGAAGGTCCACAAATGAGCGTTCATTTAGATTTACCATTATGTTACGAAAATGTTACCTATTCTGTTATAGTAGCTAAACATAAAGATTTCAAAAAAATTACAAAATTAAAGGAAATGGAAGAAGATGTCAAAACCACTAATCGCAAAACCCGTAGTTAAAAATCAATTCTGGATAGTTACAGATGGTAAAGAAAAAGTAGGTAATGTGATTGCTGATGGATCAGGATATGAGGTAAAACTCAATGGAAGTAGTGTGCATTATAAGAATACCAGTAGCATAAAGAAACATACACATATACAATTTGAAAATATCAAGATTGTAAAACCTAAACAAGATTTGCCCTTCAATGTATATCCAACAACTAAAAATGTATATAACTCATTTATGGATATAAAAAGAAAGATACATGTTTTTACGAAAACTCCAAAAAGCAAATGCTATCATGCGGCTGGATGGTATGCATTGACTCAAAATACAGAACCTGTAGCTATTTTCTGCCCAAAATACATATTCATACAACGCTATCCGTATATGGGGCCGTTTAAAACTGAGAACGAAGCCAAGTTAGCGATAAATAAAAAATGATTCAAATAAGAAAATTCATTGATAGAGTAGCTACTATTGAAGCAAGACAGGGCAAGGATGTTGTCATTCCCCTGACCGATGCTAGGATATTGCGTGATGAATTGGCTAAATTGTTGATAGACCGTTATGATATGAAACAGGATACCCCCGAAGAGGTAATTCAAATTCAAGTAACAGGGGGTACATTTAGATGAGTAGGACACAACCAAAAGTTTTACTGGAATTAGTAGATAAGGTTACATATAAGTGTGATCAGATTGTAGAAGCCAGTGGTATATGGGCTGTTGTTTTTGAGGGACAACCTATCAATTTAAAATCCCAACATTATTTAGATAACGAAGCAACACCTAAATATAAGAAAACTAGTTTTAGCAATCCAGGACATGCTAGAAATCTTTGCAGGAAATTAAACAGTCAATTTAAAACAGACAAGTTTACTGTAATTTTTATGAATACCGGTACTACTGTGTACCCCGATGAGTGACAGAAAAAAAATGAAACTTGTGATTTCTGAGGCAGTCATGAAACAATTGCCCGGAAATTCAGAAACTATACAAGAAGTAATAAACACCTGGTGGTACACTAAATCAGGTGATAGTCTTCGCCTAAGTACATTAGGTGACTATAAGTTTAGAGAAGCAAATATTGAATTTTTTGATTTGCCAATTAAAAGCAAACAACTTAATTGGTACAGTTTTCTTAACGAGTGTAATAACAAAATTAAATGCCCGTACTTTTTTGGCGTAAACAGTGATGTAGGGTCAAAATTCAAAGACCCCTTCATTAGAATTTATGATAGTAAAATAGCAATGATGCTAACATTATACGGGGACATAGAAAGTTATTTAGCGTCAGTAAAAACACGAAAATAACAATTAATACCAATCGCCTTCGTTGCGCATTCTTTTAATAAATGTAAGGAATGTACTACAAACCCCATAGCATTTTAAATGTATCGTACTTAGTAATCCCCTATCTGGTATTTCAGGGAGAACAACAATACTGCTACTGTCTATCGCTACTGTCCCAAATGTCCATAACTTACCGCTACTAGTAGTAACATAAGGAGGATAAGGTGTTACAGACACATCTAGATAAAAATAGTTTGGATACAATTTTCTAGATTGACCTGCAATCCAAGTTTCCATTTCAACATTCATACATTGAATCCAAAATCTACCACCTTGTAAGTATTGTTCAGTTACTTGTGTGAGTGGTTCATCTTGTCCCAAATATAAAACATTGTTAATCCTCCAAACACGGACCATAACGGAAAACCCATTATTAAATGCTTTTCCAATTTGTGCAGGTGTGGCCGCGTCGGGGTAATTAGTTCCGTCAAAAATTCCTTGATAAGCTATATATAACATCTAGTATTTAGTGTAATGTCAACTGTTTCTATTCCTAGTGCGTTATATATATGTAGACAATAAATGTTGTTCTACTTTCATTAACATAAAGGAAATTAAAATGAAAAAATTAGCACTAGCCCTTATCGCAACTTTGTCAGTAGCAACAGCATTTGCCGCAGACGCCCCAGCAGCTCCAACTGCAACTGCACCTGCTAAAGCAGAGGCTCCGAAGACAGAAATGAAATTGGCAAAAAAGAAAGCAGATAAGGCACCCGCTACTAAAAGTACTGCCAAGAACGAAAAGGCACCTGCTACTGCTAAGCCAGAAGCAAAGCCAGAAGCAAAATCAGCTAAGTGATATAGATGATAGTGACGATGACTATAGTGAAGATATAGATTTACATCGTGGTTATAGTCGTCCAAAACTAATCAAAGTTAAAAATCTCTGGGATGATGATAGTGAATTGCCTAATCACATCCTAGATAGGTTAGCTAAGATTAGAGTCCAAGCTCTACAAAAACACAGAGAAGTTATGTTATAATTTCTCTGTAGGTAATAAATACTTATAGAGTTAGTCCTCTCTATAAAAGGGCAACACTTAAACACATACACATAGGAGAAAAACATGTTTAATACAGCAACTTACGCCTTTATCGACGGCGTACAAGACTTCAAAAAGAAATTCGTAGAATCTACAGTTCAACACGAAGGCATCAAAAAAGCACTTATTGGTTTCGTTGATGCACAAACAAAATACACAAAAGCAGCCGCAGATGCAGGAACACAAGCCGCAACTAGCTTGGGTATGATTTTTGCAAGCAAAGAATTCTACACTGATTTAGCTGACCAAGTTAAAAGTATAGTTCCTACTTATAAGAAGGCTAAGTAATATGATTAGCGTTCTACTAACAGTAGGTGCATTAGCAGTGGTTGGTATTGTTGGGCCAATTGTCGCACTAGCATCTGAAAAACATGCAACATACGGCACTAAATTAGAACACTATATTGTCAGTCACAATCCACAAGATGCGGCTGATGTAGAGCGTTTGACAATAGAATTTGATAGACGAGAAAGACAAACCTTTCTATGAACTCAATCAAACAATTCTTCACAAGTATCCTTGAGGCTATACAGTCTATCAAGGAATATAAAGCAAGTAAGATGAAATGATATACATTCACCACACGAATATATACAAAATTCACGCTTACAGTCAGCATCTAAAAAATCTGACTGAGGAAGATAAAGTTAGTCGTTTTGGTTACAAAGCAAGCGACCACTCTATTGACCAAATGATATTGAGTATGTGCTACAATCCTACAGAACATGAGTTATGGTATGCTAGGACAGAAACACAGCGTGTGGGATGGGGTCATATGGCTAAGAACCACGACGGCAGCTGGGAGCTTGCTGTCAGTGTTCAAAAAGATTTTCAACGACAAGGCATTGGTAATAAACTAATCCGTGAAATGTTAGACTTTGCTAAGTTTCATAATATCAGTGAAGTTTATATGCATTGTATTGAAGACAACCGTATCATACAACACTTGGCATCAAAGAACGAGTTAACCACACGAGAGCGTGGTGATGGAGAACGCACTGCGGCAATTGAAATTCCTCAACCAAATATGTTTGAAGTCAATAGCCAACTCTGGAAGGAGCAACAGTCAATATTCAATGAGTTCGGTAAATTGCGTAACCGTCTTACACAATTATGGGCAATGCCTATATTACCAAAATAATTGTATAGCAAAACAAAACTGCTATACTCAATACACACAAACACTATTAAGGAAATAATATGTCAGATTTTACACCAAAAGTACCTGAAGTTAAATTCAACAAGAATGGTTACGAGATTCGTTCAGATATCTTAGCATTAGCCAAAGATATAGTTCAACAAGAATACAGCATGAAATTTCATGGTTGGGAACTTTCTGCAAAGCGTGATGAAAAAACAGGAGAACTTGTCTCTACTGTAGCTATGCCAGAGTTTCCAGGACTAGACAAGATTCTAGAGACTGCGGAAAAGATGTATGGTTTTGTAAATCAATCAACTACTAAAAAATAATCTCAACAATGCCCCATTAATGGGGCATACCTTTATCTTCCTATCCACTCTTTAGTTCTATATGGTTTACCAACTCTAGCGTGTGGAAGATAGTGTATAACCTTTTTCTTTAATCTTTTAATGATGATGTGATTGTGGTCGTGATCAAACGCCTTAAGATAGTCTCTCCAGCAATTACTTTTCCTTCTCTTTTTACTTTGATCCTCATTAAGATATTGTGTAATCAACTGTTCGTCACCTTTGAACTTTGACACCAATTCACATGCGATATTAAATCCATATGCATCTATCTCATCACTTTTTCCTAAATAACTTTGAGCCTGATTTTGTTCGTCCTTTTCGGCTCTACTAGCATAATCTGGTAAATCTTTAAACTTTCTCCTGCGAAATTGACGCATGTGGATAATTTCATGTAGAATGGTGTCGGCAAATAGTATAGCTAACCTATTAAATCTAGTCTTATTGACAGTTATAAATTCGTCAACTGGATTATAAACTAATACTATTTCAATACATTTTTGTTTATCTTTGTCATCATCACTGTAATATGTGCCGCCCAAATATGAATACCCGTGTTCTACCATGATATCTGTCCGTTTTACAGCATTTATCGGTAGCATTGATTTTATGTGCCTAGATATTATTTTATGATATTTGTCAACCGTAAGTTGTTTATTGACTATTTTTGGAGAAATTTTGGTAAAAGAATCCACTAGACCTTGACGATCTAGCAATGACCAATCAAACTTTGCAGTGTTTCTAGCCATGTATATCTCCCGTATACCACTGTATTTATCGTGTTTTCATGCATTTTTGTGACTAAAATTTGACAATAAATCGTTTTGGGTATATAATAGAATCTTAGACAGTTGATTAAAGGAGACCGTAATGAAAGTTCTGTACACGAGCCCCGTTTTCAAGAATCTTGATGGTTCTGGTCGTCAATTTATGATTCCCGCAAAGGCAGTACAAACATATTCAAAACGGGATGCTGCCCTTCTTGTAATGACCCAAATGGGCGGTATCCATGCTAAACTGACCCCTGAGTTCATTGCATACCGCAAATCAATGATGGCCGCAAAGCGTAAGATTGAGCGTGAGGGCTGGTTCAGTGAAATGGTGTCTGCCTAAATTTGACAATAAATCGTTTTGGGTATATAATAGAATCTTAGACAGTTGATTAAAGGACTACAAAATGGCTTTCGAAAAAATCGTTCTCGACAAAGTTGCTAAAGTTCTCAAAGATGACAACCGTGCTCTTTTTATCTGTGGTACATTGTTTGTTGAATGTTCAGAAGTTGAGGCACGCAAGGTGTTTCACAAACTGAGCAAAGACTATGGTCTTGGTAAAATTCAAGTCAATGGTCCTATCTCCAACGGTGCTGATGTTATGCCCGAATTTTGTTACGATTTTGTTGCTTAAGGAATAGTCATGAGTGGATTTGTTGATGTTAGTGGTATGACAAGTGAAGATGTTCGCCGCATGGGTCATGCTGATGACTATGATCAATCTCGCACTTTCAAACGCAATCCTTACGCATATCGTAAACCTATGAACAAAACCCCTAAAATTAAAATCAATCACAATGCCGATGATGTATGGGCGGCAGCAGTAGTCGCTCAACGCATTAATGGTGCATATGTCAAACTGAGTCAGATTTCTGAATCTGATCCTGCATTGACAAAAAAATCTAACCGTATGATTGTAGAATCGTTGCTTACTGATCCTACTACTATCGCCGATGAGGATCGTGAACTAGGTCGTAAGGTTCGTTCCCACTATCAAGCATTCACCTTCAAAATCTTGCAAGGAAAACAACTAAACGAATTCAACAACACCGCTATGTTGATTGCCAACCGTGATGTTATTACTAGCACATATGATGTTGCAGTGATTGCTAGTTTGCCATCAAGTTATGAGAAGGCAGTCAAGAGCAATGATGTTACCAGCCGTATCAATTTTGCACGAGGTGGCTTTATTGGTGATGTCAATGACAAGGTAACTCTTAACATTGAGGTGCTCAAACAGGTGTATAGTCAAAAATTTGCTACTTGGTATTTGACTGGTATCACTGGTGAGGATCAAGTCGTGTTTTTTGCTTGTAGGGAAAACTATGATGTTGGTAATTTTCTTACTATCACAGGTAAGGTAAAGAGCCATCGTGAAAATTCAACTCAACTTAGCCATGTAAAGGTGCTTTAAAATGAAAACAGTACTAACTATTTTATCATTGACTTTTATTACAGGATGTAGTACAGTAGCAGGAGCAGTATCAGGATTAGGTGATGATGTAAAAGCAGGAACCGATACCGTATCATCTTGGATTAAACCCAACCGTGAGGTGAAAAAATGAAAAACTTTTTTATCGGAACTATATTTGGTATTGTTATCGCTACTGTAGGCTTTAGCGGCATTGCCCGCTTGCTTGACAATGGTGTCAACAAAGTCAAACAAGTAACTGTAGAACAAACTCAGTGAAGTTCAAACGCAAACAACTGGAGGATAAAATGGGTTTAGACATGTATGCTTATGTCGGTCGTCCGGGACAGCAAAAAGAATTCTATGAACAAGGAGGTCTTGAATATAATTCAAAGACAGATGATTGGGTTGTTCCTGCAGGTGGAGTTCAAAAACCACGTCAAATCGCATACTGGCGTAAACATCCCAGTCTACATGGTTGGATGGAACAACTTTGGGAACGCAAGATGATTGCCGAAGGTGTAGATAACCCTCACCAATTCAATGGCATTGAACTTGAATTGACATGGGAAGATGTGGATGAACTTGAACGAGCAGTGCATCATGGTCAATTACCATACACTAAAGGTTTCTTCTTTGGTGATCCAAAAGATGAATACTATAAAGAAGATGACCTGCAATTTTGTATTGATGCTAAGACAGAATTGTTCTTGGGCCTGAAAGTGTTTTACAACAGTAGCTGGTGATATATGAGACTAATGCTAGGTAATGTAGATCGCCCAAGTTTACTTGTTGAGATTGAACAAGAAAAGTCTCCTACTGAATTTGACTTTTGGGTAGTCAATGGTGCCTGGCGTGGTACATACACTAACGGTCATATAACAGTTTGGGACCCTCCATCTGGATCTTGGTCTAATCTTGACATAAATGAAATTTTGTGCGATAATCAAGATAGACTAAGAGGTGATTACCAAGAAGTGTTCAATAACTTTAGTAACCCTGATTATGTTGCACCTAAGCGTGAGCCAGTAGTGTTTCACGATATGGATGACGATATCCCTTTTTAAAATGTATATTACAAACAAATACGATTCAATCAGACTGCCCTACAGTGAAGAATTGTTAGAGTGGCTGATTGAAACTTATCCTTACTCAAAATATGTGGTGGTAGAATGAAATTTTTTATTGGTGTAATGATACTGACAGTTATGTGTCGTGCTGGTTACGACCACTATAAACAAGTCAAGCTTGATATGTTTCGTGTCGGCTGTACTTATGTTGATGCACCAATGGAAGAAATTACAAAGTGCCGCAATCGTGCCGAAGCTTATATGGATGGACTATTATGAACTTGTCATATCACAGTAAAAACAAACTAATGCAAACATTTGCACATTGGCAAGTGCCAAGAGATTTTGCAGACCCGTTCTATAACTACCTTGTATATGGTTATACACCGGGTAGTTGTTTCACAAGTGTCCTGGCAAACGATTTTATAAGTGCAATCGCACGTAGTCACCCTAGCAATACTGTTGATGCATTTAAGGCACTGGTAGGTTGGATGCGTGATACTATGCCAAAAGAAGCATATGGTAGTTATGAAAAAGTTGCCAAGTGGACTGAACTAAATCCAGAACAACGGCGTGCTATTTTAGAACAAACTGGTTTAGTCTTTACCACTAAAGAAGAAGTAGTAAAGATTCTAAAAGATGAACCT